GTGGGTTGCACACTACGGATGCACCGGCAAGAAGCTGATGGCGTTGAATTCGGATGGCACGATTGAAACTGCCGACGATGACGACTAAGAGGCATAACGACCGATAGCCAGCCCACCCGGCAGCCTATCCCGATGCCGCCGGGCAGGCCAATGAACCAGCAACCTCAACCATGGAGGGCAACACCGTGATTCGACCAGCAGAGCAAACAATGCCGGGCACCGCATCGGCCCAGCCGCGCCTCAAATCCATGGTCCACGATGTCTGCCGGCGGCGGCATCTTTCCCTCCGCACCGAGCAGGCATACTGGCACTACATCGTTGCCTTCTGCCACTTTTTCAAGGATCAGCGCCACCCGCGCGACATGGGCGAGGCCGAAGTCACCGCCTTCCTCACCCACCTGGCGGTCAACCGCGGGGTGTCGGCCAGTACGCAGAATCTGGCCTTCAACGCCCTGCTTTTCCTCTACCGCGACGTGCTGGAGCGGCCCCTGGGCAACATCGATGCCATGCGGGCCAAGCGCACTCGGCGGCTGCCGGTGGTGCTCTCGCGGGACGAGGTCAAACGGCTGCTCGGAAAGATGAGCGGCCAGCACTGGCTGATCGCCTCGCTGCTCTATGGCTCCGGCCTGCGGCTGATGGAGGCGTTGCGGCTGCGGGTGCAGGATGTGGATTTCGACCGGCGACAGATCGTGGTCCGTCTGGGCAAGGGCAACAAGGATCGGGTGGTGCCGCTGCCCGGCGCCATTGTCGGCGAGTTGCAGCGGCACCTGGCGGCCATCGAGCGGCTGCACCAGCAGGACCGTGCCGACCGCATCCCCTGCTCCATGGAGCCGTCCCTTGCCCGCAAGTTCCAGCTCGCCCCCTATTCGTGGGGGTGGTTCTACGTTTTTCCGGCCCGGCAGAGGGCTACTGATCCGCTGGATGGCAAGATCAAGCGCCACCATCTGCACGAGACCGCGATCCAGAAGGCCATCCACCAGGCCGCCCGCGCCGCGAAGCTCACCAAGCGCTGCGGCTGCCACACCCTGCGCCACAGTTTCGCCACCCATCTGTTGGAGGCGGGCCGCGATATCCGCACCATCCAGGAACTGCTGGGCCACAAGGACGTGAGCACCACCATGATCTACACCCACGTGATGAGCCGTGACGCCATCCTCAGCCCCATGGACATGATCGGATGAGCCCGGCGGCCCCTAAGCGCCCATGCAAGTGGCCAGGCTGCCCGTCCCTTACCGAGGGGCGCTTCTGCCCGGCGCACGAGAAGAGCGACCGCAGGGCCGTGGACAACCGGCGGGGCTCGGCGGCCAGCCGGGGGTATGACCACCGCTGGCAGCGCTACCGGGCGGACTACCTGCGCCGCCATCCGCTCTGCGCCGCGTGCGAAAAGCAGGGCCAGGTCGCTGCCGCCACGGTGGTGGACCACATCACCCCTCACCGCGGGGTTGCCTCGCTCTTTTGGGACCAGACCAACCACCAGCCGCTGTGCAAGGCGTGCCACGACAGCAAAACCGCAACCGAAGATGGAGGATTTGGCAATGGCCGGCCGTAAACCGAAACCAACCGCAGCCAAGAAACTGGCCGGCAACCCGGGCAAGCGGGCGCTCAACCGTGCCGAGCCGAGGATGCCGGAGCTGAAACGCACCCCTGCCCCGCCATCCTTCCTCGGCAAGCCGGCGAAAAAGGAGTGGAAGCGGGTGGCCCCGCTGCTCATGACAGCCCGCGTGCTCACCAGCGGCGATCTGGCCGCACTGGAGGCGTACTGCGTGCAGTACGGGGTGATGGTGGAGGCCCAGGAGCAGATCAAGAAAGACGGCATGATGGTGCCGGACGCCAAGGGCATCCTCTCCATCCATCCCATGTTCGCGGCCCAGCAACAGGCACTCTCGCAGATGCGCCAGTTCATGGTGGAGTTCGGCCTCACCCCCAGCTCGCGCTCGCGCATCCAGGTGCCGCCGGCCGAGACCAAAGACGAGTTCGGGGATTTCCTGCATGGCAAATAGTCCGCTCCCACCGGCCATGCAGTACGCCTGGGGCGTGCGGCGCGGCGAGATCGTGGCCTGCCGCTATGTGCGGCTCGCGGTGGAGCGCCACTTCCGCGACCTGGAAACCGCAGGGGGACGCGGCCTCTGGTTCGACCGCAAGGCAGCGGAGCACGCCATCGGCTTTTTCCGCTTCCTTTGCCACTCCAAGGGCGAATGGGCCGGCCAGGAGCTGCGGCTCGAACCATGGCAGCAGTTCATCATCTGGGTGCTTTTCGGCTGGAAGCGGGAGGACGGCACCCGGCGTTTCCGCAAGGCCCACCTCGAAGTGGGCCGCAAGAACGGCAAGACCACCGTGGGCGGCGGCATCGGCCTCTATCTCATGGTGGCGGACGGCGAGGGCGGCGCCGAGGTGTACTCCGCCGCCACCAAGCGCGATCAGGCCAAGCTCTGCCACGACGAGGCCACCCGCATGGTGCAGGCCTCGCCCGCGCTCAAGAGCCGGATCACCGTGTTCCGCAATAACCTGCACATTGCCGGCACGGCCAGCAAGTTCGAGCCCCTGGGCCGGGATTCCAAGTCAACGGACGGCCTCAATATCCACGGCCTGATCAAGGACGAGGTCCACGAGTGGAAGGACCGCGACTTCAACGCCAAGCTGGACACTGCCCAGGGCGCCCGGCGCCAGCCGCTGTCGCTTTCCATCACCACCGCGGGATCGAGCCGGGTCTCGATCTGCTACGAGGAGCGCGAGCTGGGCATCAAGGTGCTGGAGGGGCTGGAGGAGAACGACGCCCTTTTCTGCATCATCTTCACCCTGGACGATGGCGACGACTGGGAAGACGAGGCGGCGTGGGCCAAGGCCAACCCCAACCTCGGGGTGAGCGTGAAGCTCGACTACCTGCGGCAGCAGGTGGCCGAGGCCAAGGCCAAGCCCTCCATGCTCAACCAGGTGCTGCGCTACCACTTCAACATCTGGACCCAGGCGGAGCAGCGCTGGCTTTCGCCGGACGCCTGGGCCGCCTGCGGGGCATGGCCGGTGGAGGTGGAGCGGCTTGCCGGCCGGGTGTGCTATGCCGGGCTCGACCTTTCCTCCACCATCGACCTGGCCGCCGCGGCCTTGGTCTTCCCCCCGGCGGAAGAGGGCGAACCCTACCAGGCGCTGGTGCGGCTCTTCTGCCCCAAGGATAACATCGCCCTGCGCAGCAAGCGCGACCGGGTGCCCTACGAGGCATGGGAACGGGCCGGGCTGCTCATCGCCACGCCTGGCGCGGCCATCGACTACGGCTTCATCCGCAAGCAGATCAACGACGACGCGGCCCGGTTCGAGGTCAAGGAGATCGCCTACGACCGCTGGGGCGCGGCCAAGCTGCGGCAGGAACTGGAGGACGATGGCCACACCATGATCGAGTTCGGCCAGGGCTTTGCCTCCATGTCTGCCCCGACCAAGGAGCTGGAGCGGCTGGTGATCGCCGGCCAGCTCGCCCACGGCAACAACCCGGCCCTGGCCTGGATGGCGGCCAACCTGGTGATCCTCACCGACCCGGCCGGGAACATCAAGCCGGACAAGAGCAAGAGCATCGAGAAGATCGACGGCATGGTGGCGCTCATCATGGCCCTGGCACGGGCCTTGGTGCATCAGGACACCACCAGCGTGTACGAAACCAGGGGGGTGCTGACGTTATGAGCGAGCCGGTGAAGGAAAGGGAACTGGAGGTGCCCACCGTGGCGAACATGCTGGGGGTGAGCTACAATACCGTGCGCCGGCTCATGGAGCGCCGGGAGCTGCGCTGGACCTGGCGCGGCACCCGCAAGGGCTACCGGGTTTTCGAGTCCAGCGTGCGGGAGTTCAAAGCGCGGCGGGACGCCTTGTAGACGATGCCGCAGGTGTGGTATAGCGGCCTAACGATACCAGATCACACCACATCCACCACCAGCCGCTTGCCAAGGGCGGCCAGGGCGGTCTCGATCTGCTCGATCTTGGTCTTGTGGTGCAGCGAGAGCAGGCGGTCGATGAGGGTGGGGGCGAGGTTCAGCATCCGGGCCAGGTCGGCCTTGCGCTTGCCCTTTTCCAGCATGGCATTATACAGGGCCACCTTGCCGGCCACCGCGGCGGGCAGTACCACTCCCGGCCGGCCCTTGAGCGGAGATGGCGGCGGGATGGGCTGCCGGTCATCCATGTAGGATTCCAGCATGGCGATCAGGGCGCCCTCCGCCCAGAGCAGTGCTTCGTCCTTGGTCTCGCCGTAGGTGACCGCCTCCGGAATATCCGGAAAGGTCACCATGAGGGTGCCGTTATCGTCTTTCGTGAGTTCCACCGGGTAAATCCACATAGCCCGCCTCCTTATTTGAGCCCCAGGTCTTTCTTGATCTTGTTCACCAGCCCCGAGCCAAGCTCTTTGCCATGGCCGTGCATGGGCAACTCCGACTTCTTGTCGCCGAGCCGGATGATGAGGTGGCCGGAGCCTCCCTTTTTCGTCTCGAAGGTGCATCCCATCTTGGCCAACCATCTCTTGAGTTCCGTGCTGTTCATGATCCCTTTATACACTTTTTTGTGTACTTGGTCAAGGAAAAATAAACAAAAAAGTTTATTGAGACAGGCCCGGCTCGGCTGGTTTCTGTTTCCACGATTTCCACAATCTCCACGATTTCCACCGCCCATTGTGTAGCCCCTCCATACATGCCACCATGGGTGGCAAATGGAGCCGACGCCCAAGAAAAGCCCGAGATTCCTCCTCCCCTCCTTGCCGGATGCCATGGCCGTGGCCGGACTCGTCCTGCTCGGCTATGGCATCCACCTCTATTCCACGGCCCTCTGCTGGTCCGTAGTCGGCGCCCTGCTGCTCGTTGGTGGCCTCCTCGGCCACCTTACCGCCAAGCGAGGGCCGACCGATGCTGCTTGACCGCCTCTTCCAGCCACGCGCTGCGGTAACCAGCCCCCGCGAGCTGGAGCGGATCATCCTGGGTGCCTTCGGAGTTTCATCCGCCGCCGGCATCTCGGTCACCACCGAGAGCGCCATGCGGCTGGCCGCGGTCTACACCTGTGTGCTGATCCTGGCCCAGTCCGTTGCCCAACTTCCGTGCCACCTCATGCGCCGCGCGGGCCGCAACCGGGAGAAGGCCACCGATCACCGCCTCTATGCCCTGCTGCACGATCAGCCGAACTCATGGATGACGGCCTATGAGTTCCGCTCCATGAACATGCTGCACCTGGCTACCCGTGGCAATGCCTATGCCTACAAGGTGATGGTACGGGACGAGGTGCGCGAGCTGATTCCGTTCCACCCGGATTCCGTGCTCAAGGTGGAGCAGGATGAGCAGTTCCGGCTCTACTACACGGTGCGGAAAAAGAACGGCGTCACCGAGACCATTCCGCAGAAATACATCATGCACCTGCGCGGCCTGGTTTCCAACGGCTTCATGGGGCTCAACCCCATCGAGGCCCAGCGGGAAACACTCGGCACCGCCCTGGCCATGGACCGCATGGCGGGCAAGACCTACGCCAACGCCGCCCGCCCCGGCGGAGTGCTGGAGCACCCCCAGACACTTTCCGACTCGGCCGCCAAGCGGCTGCGTGAGTCGTTCGATGAGCGGTACGCCAGCGCCGAGAACGCTGGCCGCACCATGGTGCTGGAAGAGGGCATGACCTGGAAGTCGGTCTCCATGTCCCTGGTCGATGCCCAATTCCTAGAAAACCGCAAGTACGGCCGCAGCGAGATCGCCGGGCTCTTCCGTGTCCCGGCCCACATGGTCAACGACCTGGAAAAGGCCACCTTCTCGAACGTGGAGCATCTGGACCTCGCTTTTGTCAAGCACACCCTCATGCCGTGGCTGGTGAACATCGAGCAGGCCGCGCAGCGAGATTTGCTCACCCCGGAAGAGAAACGCAGCCACTACATCAAGCACAACGTCAACGGCCTGCTGCGCGGCGACTTCAAGAGCCGCATGGAGGGATACGCCAAGGGCGTCAATTACGGCGTGTTCCTACGCAACGAGTGCCGCGAGTGGGAAGACTTGAACCCCTATGATCGCGGCGACGAGCCGATCTACCAGACCAACATGGGGCCGGATGGCGACGGAAAGGACGCCAAGGGAGACGCGCAATGAGCCTGAAAAAGCTGCCGCAAATCAACGCCAAGGCGCCGCATGGGGTGAACTTCGACGCCCCATCTGATGCCCTGGCCCGGTGGGACTCTTCCGTGGCCGCTGCCAAATCGGACAGCGCGACCATTACCATGTACGACGCCATCGGCGAAGACCCGTGGTCCGATGGCGGGGTTACCGCCAAGCGGGTGGCCGCCGCCCTGCGCTCCATCGGTGATCGCGAGGTGACCGTTTCCATCAACTCCCCTGGCGGTGATTTCTTCGAGGGCATCGCCATCTACAACCTGCTGCGCGAGCACCCCCACAAGGTGACCGTCAAGGTGGTTGGCCTCGCCGCTTCCGCCGCCTCGATCATCGCCATGGCCGGCGACGAGATTCAGGTGGCCCGCTCCGGATTCCTGATGATCCACAACGCCTGGGCCGTGGTGATCGGCAACCGCAACGACCTTACCGACGCGGCCGAGGTAATGGCCGGGTTCGATGACGCCATGGCCGACCTCTACGCGCAGGCCGCTGGCATCTCGAAAGCAACGGCGGCCAGGATGATGGATGAGGAAACATGGCTCACCGGGCCGGAAGCAGTTGGCGCCGGCTTTGCCACCTCGTTGCTCCCTGCGGACGAGGTAGCCGAGGAAAACACCAGCACCGGCCGTTCCAAGGCGGCCATCCGCAAGGTGGAAACATTGCTTGCCAAACAGGGGCTGCCCCGCTCGGAGCGGCGCGACCTCCTGCGGCAGATAAAGGGCATGCCTGGCGCTGCCCATGTCACGCCGAGCGCTGACATCATTGAGGCCATTAAATCATTGACCAAAACCTACAGAGGACACTGACCATGAAAAAGAGCTACCCAGCCGCTGTGCGCGGCATCCAGACCGTTCGTGCCGATGGCGACATCAAAGAGGTCATCGCCGGCCTCCAGAAGGCGTGGCACGAGTTCAAGGCGGACAATGACCGCCGCTTGGCCGAGGTGGAGAAGAAGGGCAATGCCGACCCGCTGCTGGCCGAGAAGGTGGACAAAATCAACGCCGAGGTCAGCAATCTCTCTGCCATGAAAAAGCAGATCGAGGAGCTGGAGACCATGGCTTCCCGCCCTGGTGGCTTCGGCGGTGGCGAGTCCGAATTGGACAAGGCCAAGGCCGAGCACCGGCAGGCGTTTGACCAGCTCTTCCGCCGGGGCGTGGACAATGGCCTGCGCGACCTGGAGGTTAAGGCCGCGCTCACCACCCAGTCCGACCCGGATGGCGGCTACCTGGCGCCGGCCGAGTACGAGAAGGCCATCGACCGGGTGCTCAAGACCATGACCGCCATGCGCCGCCTCGCCCGTGTGCAGCCGATCTCCGCCGCAGCCTACAAGAAGCTGATGAACGTCGGCGGCGCCACCTCCGGCTGGGTGGGAGAGGAGGATTCCCGCCCGCAGACCTCCACTCCGACCCTTAAGGAGATCGTCATCAACGCCCACGAGGTCTATGTGAACATGGCGGCCACCCAGACCACCCTGGACGACGCCAGCATCGACATCGGCCAGTGGCTGGAGGAGGAGGGCACCCTGGAAATGGAAGAGGAAGAGGGCGCCGCCTTCATCTCCGGCAACGGAATCAAGAAACCGCGCGGCATCCTTGCCTACGACACGGTGGCCAACGCCTCCTACGCCTGGGGCAAGCTCGGCTTTGTCGTCTCCGGTTCCGCATCCGCACTTACCGATTCCGACAAGCTCATCAGCCTGCAGCACGCCCTCAAGGCTGGCTACCGGAACAACTCGGCATTCCTGATGGCCGACACGACCCTGGAGACCGTGCGCAAGTTGAAGGACACCACCGGCGCCTATATCTGGCGGCCTGGCCTGGAAGCGGGGGCGCCGTCCCTGCTCCTTGGTAAGCCGGTGGAGACCGACGACAACATGCCGGCCATTGCCGCGAACGCGCTCGCCATCGCATACGGCGACTTCCGCCGGGGCTACATGATCGCGGACCGCGTCGGCATCCGCGTGCTGCGCGACCCATTCACCGCCAAGCCCTATGTGCTGTTCTACATGACCAAGCGGGTTGGCGGCGGGGTCACCAACTTCGAGGCGATCAAGCTGCTCAAGATCGCCGCGTAAGCGCCCTGAACCACCACGGGAACGGGCCGGGAAACCGGCCCAGACCCTGAACCATAACGACGAGGAAACGACCATGAAGGATCTGAAAAGCAATATCAAGCCCGAGGTGACCATTGCCCCGGCAGGCAACCGCAACGCCAGCGTCAACGGCACCGGCATCGACCTGCAGGGGTTCCACTCCGCCGCCGTTACTTTCGCGCCGGCCACCATCACCGATGGCACCCACACCCCGAAGCTCCAGGAAAGCGACGACAACTCCACCTTCACCGATGTTGCCGCCGCCGACCAGCTTGGCACCCTCGCGGCCCTGGCCAGCGACACGGTGCAGACCGTTGGCTACAAGGGAGGCAAGCGGTATATCCGCGGCGTTGTCACCGTGGCCGGGGCAACCACCGGCGGCATCTACGCCGCCATGGTGATCAAGGGCCATCCGGACCTGGCGCCGACCGCGTAACAGGATGACATAAGGCCGGGGCATGGTGCCCCGGCCTTATCACAAAGGAGCGAACAATGCCAAGAATCAACGTAACCAAGCCGTTCAGGTATGCCTTTGAAGGCCACCGCGTGGTGGATTTCGGCGAGGGAGAGCAGGATGTCCCGGCCGAAGTGGCAGACCTGGCAGTTGGCGAGGGCTGGGCCGAAACGGTGAATGCTGCCCCCGCATCGCCTCCTGCCGACCTGACTATGGCCGAGATCATGGAGGCCATCGGCAAGCTGGACAAGGACAAGGCCGAGATGTGGTGCGCTGACGGCTCACCGCAGGTGAAGGCCCTGGCGGAAGTGCTGGGCCGCGAAGTGACCGCTGCACAGCGCAACGATGCGTGGATGGCCGTGCTCAAGGAAGAGGAAGAAAAGGCCAACAACCCGAATGGTGGCCAGGAATAACCAATGACCAGCCGAGCCCTCATCACCGCCCCGGCAGCCGAGCCGGTGAGCCTTGCCGAGGCCAAGCTGCACCTGCGAGTGGAGCACGCGGCCGACGATGCGCTGATCACCGCGCTCATCCAGGCGGCGAGGGAGCGGGCAGAGGCGATCACCAGGCGGGCGCTCATCTCCCAGACCTGGGAGGTGTACCTGGACGAGTGGCCGAGCGAGGGCTTTATCCGCCTGCCGATGCCGCCGCTCCAATCCGTTGCCTCGGTGAAGTACACCGACACGGATGGGGTGGAGCACACCTTCAGCGACTGGGCGGCGGACGTGGCCAGCCTTCCTGGCCGGGTGGTGCTCAACCATGGGGCAGCGTGGCCCAGTGTGACCCTGCGGCCGGTCAACCCCATCGCGGTGCGCTTCGTGGCCGGGTACGGCGATGCGGCGGCGGTGCCGGCCTCCATCAAGGCGGCCATGCTGCTCATGATCGGCCACCTGTACGAGAACCGGGAAGAGAGCGTTGCGGGGGTAAGCATCGCCGCACTCCCCATGGGCGCGGAAGCGCTGCTCGCGCCCTTCCGCCTGGTGGAGTTCTGAGATGAACGCCGGCCGCCTGCGGCATAGGGTGACCATCCAGGCGCCGGGGTTGGCCGCGGCCAGCGAGTATGGCGACCAGGCTACCATCTGGTCGGACGTGGCCACGGTGTGGGCGGATATCCAGCCCATGAGCGGCCGGGAGCTTTTTGCAGCCCAGGCGGTGCAGAGCGAGGCCACGGTGAAGATCACCATGCGTTACCGGGCAGACCTCACCACGGCCATGCGGCTTGCCCACGGCAGCACCATTTACGACATCCACCACGTGCCGCCGGTGGCTGGCCAGGGCAACGAGCTGACCCTGCTTTGCTCCACCGGCAGGACGAGGGGCTGATATGGCAATCGAGGGGAGCATCCAGAGCGTCTTGGCCGCCACGGTTTCCGGCCGCTGCTATCCAATGGTGGCGCCGGACAACACCGACCGGCCCTACATCACCTTCCAGGTGGTGAGCAACGTGCCGGAGGTGTCGCTGGACGGCCCAAGCGGCCAGAGCCGCCGCCTGGTGCAGGTCGATGTGTGGGGCGAGAGCTACGCCTCGGCCAAGGGGATCGAGCAACAGGTCGCAGCGGCCATGGCAGCAGCCACGGCGTTTAAGAGTATCCCGCTCATGTCGCGGGATTTGTACGAGGACGAGGTGAAGATTTACCGGGTCAATATGGAATTTTCCGTCTGGAACATCTGAAAAAGGAGATACCGACATGAGCGTCAATGCAATTTCCGCACAGGGCAGCAAGGTTTACATCGGCACCGGCACCGGCAGCGCCAAGACCGTCACCGCCATCAGCAAGGCATTCCGGGCCGAGGTGACCAGCGCGGCCCACGGCCTCACCAAGGGCGACCGGGTGACCTTCGCCTCGGTAACCGGCATGACCGAGATCAACGGCCTTACCGGCATCGTGGTCGACACCACCACCAACACCTTTGTGGTGGACATCGATTCCCGCGCCTTCACCACCTATGTGAGCGGCGGCACCGCCACGCCGGTGACCTACACCCAGATCAAGGAGATCAAGAACTTCAAGCCGTCCGGTTCCTCGGTTTCCGAGGTGGACGTGACCGATTTGGACAGCACCGCAAAGGAGTTCCGGCCGGGCCTGGCCGACAACGGCTCCTTCTCCATGGATATGCACCATCTCTCCAGCGACCCCGGCCAGGCAGCGGCCCGCACCGCGTTCAACGCATCGGCGGTCAAGGACTTCAAGATCACCGACCCGGTGGGCGCGGTCTATACCTTCCAGGGCTATTTCAGCAACTTCCCCAACCTGCCGGATGCGGCGGTGGACGGCGTGCTGGTGGGCGCCATCACCGTGCGGATCAGCGGCAGCATCACCGCGGCGTAAGGGGGTGGCATGAGCATCATCATCGACAAGGCAACGATCCTCGGCGCGGTGGACCTCAAGCGCGAAACCGTCAAGGTGCCGGAGTGGGGGCCGCAGGCCGAGGTGATCGTCCAGGAGATGAGCGCACTGGACCGCGACCGATTCCAGACGAGCGTCACCAAGGAAGACGGCACCGTCGACCAGGTGAACTTCGCGGCCAAGCTGCTGGTGCGCTGCATCGTGAACCAGGATGGCGCCCGCCTCTTTGTGGACGAAGAGGCTGAGCCACTGGGAGGCAAGAGCAAGTCCGCTCTCAAGCGGCTCTATGAAGTTGCCCTGCGGATCAACAGCCTGGCCGAGGGCGTGGATGAAGCCGCAAAAAAATAAAGGCCCGGCCGGAGCGGCTGTTTGCCTTCCGGCTCGCTCTCGCGCTGGGCTTTCCGCACCCGGATGTACTGCTGCGGCAGATCAGCAGCAGTCAGTTTGCCGAGTGGCAGGCCTACTACCAGGCCGAGCCCTTCGGCGAGTTCAGGGAGGAGCTGCGAAACGGCACGGCCTGCGCCCTGCTGGCCAACATCAACCGTGACCGGGAAAAGCAGCCCGACCCATTCGGCGCGCGCGACTTCATGCACTTTGTCGAGCTGCCGGAGCAACAAGAGGCGGAAGAGACGCCGGAACAGATCGCGGCGCGAATGCGGACGGAACTCTTCAAGGTGACGTGATGGCCGGAAACAACAGCATGAGGATCGACCTGAAAGCTGATGCAGCGACGGCCGACCTGCTCAAGAAGATGGTCAACATCTTCACCCCAGGCTCCCTCGCTCACTCTGCTGGCGCCGGGGCCGATGTCATTGCTGCGGAAGTCCGCCGGCTCGCCCCAGGCAGCATCGCCAATGCCGTTGAGGCCGGAGTGCACAAGACAGGCATAGCATTCATGGCCTGCAATTCCGACCTCTTTGGCATGGCGTTCGTCCGGATCAATTATAAAAAAGCCCCTCATGCGCACCTGGTGGAGTACGGAACGGCCGGCGCCAGGTTTCCCAAAAAGAAAAAGCACATGAAGTTCAAAAACGCTGATGGGAAGTGGGTTACGAAGGCCGAGGTCCGACCCATGCCCGCCCACCCGTTTTTGCGCCCGGCGATGGAAGCGAAGCGCGCCGAGGTTCTTGCCGCAATCGACCGAGACTTGCAGGCGTGGATCGATAAGCAGATGGGGAGGAGATAGATATGCCATCTTTGAAACTTGACCTCCTCGTCGACAGCAAGAACGGCAGGGTAGCCCTGCAGCAGTTCGCCAACGAGACAGACGCCGCCTTCAAAAAGTCCGCGGCGGCAATATCAAAAGTATCCCTATCCGCTCTGCCGGAGCACGAACGGGCGGTAATCAAAGTCAAGCGCCAGTACGAAAACCTCCAGGCAGAGGTGAAAAAGATCGCCGCCTCCGGCCGCATCAGCCAGGAGATGGCCAATCAATGGCACACTGCCCTGGGCGTGCGGATGCAGGATGATCTCCGGAAGCTGGAGCCTCAAGGCAAACGGACCTTCGAGGGTATTGCCGCTTCCGCCAAGGCCGCCGCCGTTGCCGCCGCCACTGCGGTGGCCGCCTTGGCCGGCCGGGAGATAGTCCAGTCCACCATCGGCATGGAGCGGTTTGAAAACTCCCTGAAATCCGCAACCGGCTCGTCGATGCAGGCCACGCGGGAAATGGCCTTTATCCGCGAAGAAGCCAACCGGCTCGGCCTGGAGCTGATGGCCACCGGCAAGGGGTTCGTCACCATCGCCGCCTCCGCCAAGGGTACCGAGCTGGCGGGCCAGGGCGTGCGCGACATCTTTTCAGCCACCTCCGAAGCGGCGGCCGTGCTCGGCCTTTCGGCCGATGAGACCAACGGCGCCCTGCTCGCCATTTCGCAAATGATCTCCAAGGGCAAGGTGAGTGCCGAAGAGCTGCGGGGCCAGTTAGGCGAGCGCCTGCCCGGCGCTTTCCAGATCGCGGCCCGCGCCATGGGCGTGACCACCCAGGAGCTGGACAAGATGCTCCAGAAGGGCGAGATCGTGGCCACCGACTTCCTTCCCAGGTTCGCGGAAGAGATGCACAAGACCTTTGGGCCGGACCTTGAAACCGCCGCCGGCCGCTCCGAGGCAGCGTTCAACCGGCTGAAAAACTCCATCACCGACCTCAAGGTAGCCATCGGCAACAGCGGGCTGCTCGATTCCCTCGCCAAACTTGCAGACATCGGCTCCAAGTCAATTCAAGGCTGGATATTCCTTGGCAGCACCACCACCAACGCTGGCAAGGAGTTCTTCCAGGGCGAGGAGTTGGACCGGTACTATGCCGCCGATCTCGCCACCCGCAAGAAGATGCTCGACCATGCCGCCCAGGTACGATCTCTCCAAGCCATGACAACCGCGCCGCCGCAACTCGGCGAAGTTGGGATCGACCCGATGATCGCGGCGCAGCGGGCTAAGGACAAGGAAGAAGCCGAGAAAAAACTGAAGAAACAGCAAACCGCCGCCAAGCAACTCGCCGACCAGTGGGAAAGCACCAGCGCCTCCCTGAATAAAGACATCCGCCTCGGCGGGCTCGATGGGCTGGACAAGGAACTGGCCACCATCACCATCCGGGCCGAGGAGATGCGCAAGCAGTTCGGCAACAAGGAGCTGATCGACGCATGGCAGGCCGACGCGGAGAACGTGGCCATCCAGGCCGACTACACCAAGCGGCTGACCAAGGAGCAGCAAGACCTGCTCAAGGTGACCGAGGCCTACCACGACATGCAGATTGCCGCGCTGCCGGAAGAGCAACGCGGCATTGCCAAGCTGAACGACGAGTACAACGCCCACTATGCCGTGGTGGCGGACATGCTCAACGCCGGCAAGATCACGGTGGAGCAGGCCATGGCCGACAACGAGACCCTGGCCAGCTCCCACGCCGAGGCCATCGACAAGATCAAGAACAAGACCGGCGACCTGACCGAGTTTCAGAAGCAGGCGTACCAGTCCATGCAGTCATCTGCTGCCGGATTCTTCGAGTCCATCCGCACCGGCAACGGCAACATGCTCGAAAACTTTACCGATACCATATGGCGCATGGCGGATCAATGGGCCGCAGCCCAGGCGATGATGGGTCTGTTCGGCCAGGACTTCGGCAAGGGCGGCTCGCTTGGCGGCCTGGTTGGCTGGGCGTTTGGCGGGGTAACTGATGCGCTCAAATTTCATTCCGGCGGCGTGGTGGGCGAGACAGCGGCCCCGGCTATGTCGGTTTCCCCCTCTCTGTTTGTTGGTGCCCCCCGCTTCCACTCTGGCCTGATGCCGGATGAATTCCCGGCCATCCTCCAAAAGGGGGAAACAGTGATACCGCGGGGTGGGTTTGCTGCCGGCGGAGGAATCACGGTCAACATCATTGAGTCTCAGGACAAGGGCGGCCAGGTAAACCGCCGCACCGACAGCAATGGAAATCAGATGCTCGAAATTTTTGTGGCGCAGGTAAAGGGCAGCATCGCCCGAGACATCGTGAGTGGCGACGGCGTAATTCCTAGTGCATTGAATAGCACTTACGGGGTTAGCCGAGTGGCGGGGGCATACTGATGGCTATTTGGCCCGAAACGCTCCCATCACCAATCTTCGACGGGTATCAGTTGGATGCGGCTGGCCAATCAGAGCGCAGTGATATGGAGGTTGGCGCGGCCCGTTCTCGCCGTCGTACCGCCGCGAGAGACGACCGTATCCCTCTAAACGTTATCCTCACGGACGCACAGGCGGCAACATTTCGCTCTTGGTACGAGGACGGAACAAGCGGCGCTGCTGGGGGTAGCGCATGGTTTAACGGGCTGAATGTCGCGTTGGGCACAGGCGGCATCGTCCAGCCGGATTGCCGCATCGTGGGCGGCTATTCTCTAAGGCCCATCCGTGGTGGCGACTTGCTGTGGCACTTGTCGGCCAAGTTGGAGGTGCGCTGATGCCTGATTCCACCTTGAGCCAGGCGATCAAGGAAGCCTATGCCGCCGCGCCATGTGCCTCCATCATCTACCACACCCTGGAAATCTGGCACCCCTCGTTCACCACGCCCATCCGGGTGGTGCGGGACAACAACCTGACCCCGCTCACCGCCACCCTGGAGGCCACCGCCCCGAGGGATGCCGGGCAGGTGGTGAACTTCCTGGGCTACCAGTTCGACTTTACCAAGCCAGAGGTG